TTGTCCAACGCGCCTTAATTTCCATATTCTCGCCAACTCTACGCCACCAAGCTACATCTAAGACAGCCGTGCCCATGGCAACAAAGGCTGGCGTATATTCAACCCATTTTGTAATTATCGCGCCAGGGATTTCACTTTGAATACTTAAGCTTGCTTGATCGGCATAAACATCAAAGGCTGTGCCTGTGGCAGAATCTGACAAAAGGTGCAAGCTGATTCTTATTGTTGAATCTGATGTTGCTGAGGTTGGGATATAAGCAACAACCTTTGATTTATGATTAGGCAAACTGCCATCATCATTTAAACCCGCCAAACCAATGACATTTAAAATTGTGGTATCTGTGCCAGTGCTATATGCTCTTAGGAATAAATCCCCATCTGTATAATCAGAGTCAGTGCCATCCCATTCAAAGGAAAATGTCAGATTTCTGCCTCGATCTGCTCGGTCAAGAGCTGTGCTTAATATGGTGACGCCCTCACCAGTGCCATCTGTTGCCGCTTTTGTGATCTTTAAATCAGCTGTTAAATTTAAGGGTGTTGTGGAATTTCTTGCAATAGTTATTGTTGCTGGGCTGCCCCCTGTGCCATCAACATAAGCCCCAGTGTCATCATAAACAGAGGCAATATCAGCCGTTGACTCAAATCCCCCATCTACAAAATAATCTTTTACACCAGCCCCAGAGCCTGACCCAACCTCAGCCTCAACGCCAGATGAATCAAGTGAGTAAATCCCATCAGATTTTGCATATATTTTTCTGTCTCCACTTGCTGGCGTTGAGGGTGTTGAAATCTCCTCTAGTGTTACCGCATCAGTGAAAGTTTTATTTGTTATATCTTGAGTGTCAGTTAATCCAAGAGCCAAGCTTGTTAGGCCATCTAAAAAAGCCAATTCTGTTGGGGTCACAGCGCTTGATAAAAGCTCTTTGCTTGCCCCTAAATATGGCACTGTGGTTGCTGTTAAGTCAGTGAATATTGATAAGCCTGAGCCATCGGGGTTTATATTAACATTCCCATTTGTGTCAGTTGAAATTAAACTATTTCCAGCAAGACTGAGGTTGCCCCCATTTGTTGTTGTTGTTGTGAGTGTTGTAATTGTTGCCGAGGTTGAAAACAGTTTGTCAAATCTGCCAACTCTTGATGCTGCAAAAACAACCATTGAGGCAAATAATATTGCTAGAAATATATACTTTTTATTGATTTTCATCTTAATTCATCCCCTTGGTTTTGACCCAAACATCAACTGAGCCCGCTGTTAATTGATCAAGATTGGCCCCAACTGCTAAGGCTGACATAATTATGTCAGTTGCTGAGGCAAAAGCCCCCATGTAAACAACACTTGAAATCTCTGAGGCTGTTTCAGCAACAGTTGCCATCAAATCAAAATCAACAACAAGTGAATCATCATCTCCTGAATCTCCAATATCAACTGTTAACGCTGTGATTGATGTGCCAGCAAAAGCAACACTGTGCTTTATAACTATATATTCAATAACAGTTTTTGCTGGCAAGCTGAATAGAGTTGATGTGACTGTTGTTGCAGCTGCTGTTAAATCACCAAATTCAACTGTGTATTTTTGCAGCAATGTAGAGGTTGCTGAGAAATCCTCAACTGTAATATTGTCAGAGGTCCAAATTGTTGCAGCTGCTGAATCAGTTAGCACAAATTTATATGAGCCATTTGCAAGAAATAAGTCACATTCTCCTCTTGCATCTAAAACAATCGGGTTGGCATTTGCTGTTGTTAAGGTTGACTCAGAATAGCTTGATGATGGGGTTGTTGTGCCAGCGCTGTAAACATTAAGCAAGCCCCCCACTAATAGGTCACCATTTGCATCTAAAAATTGTGTTTTTGGCCCGAATGGGAACGTTGACGATTGACTCATAAATTACCCGCTTTTTTATTTAATTTTTCCATAATGGCCTTGAATCCCTTGCTGCCTTTTTCCATTGATGAGGCTTGCATTAACAATTTAATTATTGATTTGTCTTTTGTATGCCTTAGAGCCTCTAGTTTTTGGTTGCCAGATGCTTTGATTATTTTATCAAGACCCTCTTTTTTCCATTTCTCAGGGCCTTTTTCAGGAGTCACGCCCCTTGCAACAGCTCTGCCAACTGCTAATTTGCCAGCAGCATCAACAGCTTTGCCCGCTTTGGCTTTCACTGTTGGTTTTATGCTTGTTTTGCCCGCTGTTTTCTCACTCATCAAGAGCTCATTTACAGCTTTTATTGACTGCCTTTGCCCCATTTTCTGACTGATTCGGCCAGCTGTTTCACTTGTAACAGTGCCAATGACCCCATCCTTTTTGACTTTTTGAAAAAATCCCTTTGGCTCAATCATTTCTTTTAAACTTGCCGCTGTGCCTGATGGGTTAACCTCACCTAGAAATTTCTTGCCAAGCTCAGCATAATCATTAAGGCCTGTTAAGCGCTCAATCATTTTAGGGCTGACATTTTTCTCAAGAAATTGGTTGTTAGTTTTTAACCAAGATTTGAATTTATAAGGTGAAAATCCATTGACCCCATCAGTTGCCCTTGCAACCCCACTTTGTAGATAAGAGCCAACCATTTCATTAAATTTGTCATCCCCTATGTAATTTCTGACAATTTCACTGTGATTTGCATTTGAAAATATCTTTTTTATGACATTATCAGGGTTAGCTGCATAGATTTTATCTAATGTTTCAATCTTGCCCCCTATGATTTTTTCTAAATTATCAAGAGCTCTCTCATTGATTGCATATTTTTTGAATACAGCGCCAACATCATCCCCAAGACCCCCTGCCATTTCCTCAAGTTGGCTTAATAAAACAGACCTCACTTTGGAAATTTCAGTTGTTGCCCCAGGATTCATAACATCAATTTCTTTTCTTAGATATTCCCTTGTTGCTTGAATCTCTTTAAAAGTCATCCCATCATTTAAGTCATCAATGACCCCTGATAAGGCTTTGTGCTCCTTATCTGAAAGCCCATATTTTGGCCTATTTTTGCCAAGCATATATCTGCGATCTTCACCCTTTTGAATGACCTTTCCTAGTTTTGTGTTTTCAGCTAGATTTTCAACTACATTATGAGAGGCATCTTGACCCATTGCTGCTGCTCTTTGTTGCAAATCATCAAACAAAGGTCCAAGCTCTTTTTTGTGCCCTTTATACTTATCATTAACAGCATTCATAAAATCATTGCCTGATTCTGACAATGACTTTGAGCCATTTGGAGTCAACTTACTTATTGTTTCATCAATCTTTGCTGTAGATTCATAAATCATTTGCTGATTATAAGAGGCAATTTTTTTGGCATCCTCAGTTGGCAAGTTTTCAAATTTCAGTTTCATTTCTTTCATTGATTTAGGGTTTTTGAGCATCTTGTAATGATATTCTAGAGGCTTTGTTTCAATGTCAGTGATATTTTTTTCTATAAATTTAAGTCTGTCATGACTAACAAGCTGTGACTTATCACTTGTTGGTTGCCATTCTCTGAGCTCATCAAGGCTCTGAGGCTTTTTGTATTCAAATAATTTGCCCCCTTGCTCAACCTCAAGCCCTCCCCCGCTTATTAGAGCGCTGCTTTTTGCTGATGTGTCAGCACTTGATTGCATGACTTGTTCTTGTCCTGCATCAACTGACTGCTTTGCTTTGCCAAACATTCCAGATTTTTCAACCATTTTAGCTGACTTTTGAAAGCCCTTTCTGGCCAAAGAGGTTAAGGCAAAAGGGTCTTGCACAATTTCAAGACCAATACCATAAATGTCAGCTGGTGAAATGCCCCCGCCAAGATGTGACGGCACTCCAAAAGATTCCTTATAAGTTGTATCTGAGGCCCCCATCATTTGAGCTTGCTCAGCGCCAGTGGGTGCCTTTTGCATATCTTGCCCAGTAACTTGCTCAGTAATATATTTCCTCACAGGGGCAGCAGTTGCTTGATCAAATGTATTTAAGCCCTGGATAAAACCTTGCCCCAAGTTTTCAGGTTTAAAGTCATACCATGGCCTAGAGGTATCAAAATTTTGCTCATAGAATGACTGTTCAGGTTGTTGCTGGGCCTTTGGCTGCATAGGTGCCCAATCGTCAGTCCCAACCTTTTTATAAATAGTCCCGTCCTTTGCTTGCCTAGTGACGGGTTTCCATTCATCTGGCCCAACTTGCTTATAAAATGTCTCGTCCTTAGCTTGTTTTTCCATTAGTTATCTTCCGCCCATTCAATCTGTGAACCCTTGATAACATCATTAACAAAATCTTTATTTTTCTTTGTAGATTTATTTAATTTAGCTTCTCTTTTTTTCTTATAAGAGCCATCGGACTCATACTTAACCAAGACTTTAGAAGGGTCTAAACCTCTGTCTTGAGCTAGTTGCGTGAACGTAGCATCAACATTTTGTTGAGTTTTCATTTGAGCCCCATAGACATTTTCGGCTTGTTTTAAGAAATCAGCCCTTTGCTCAGGTAGTAAGATTGTACCCTCACCAGCTTTTTGTAAAAAACTCCTAATTGTATTCGGCACTCTAGAGCCCTCACCTTTGCCATCCATTTTGCCAATCCAAGCTTTTGCTGCCGCAGCGGTTTTAAACTCGCTTTCTCTTACTACTGAGCCTGGGTCAAGAAGCTTCATGTAATTAAAAACCATTGATAAATCACCCGCTGGGCTTGGGTCCATTGCAGAGGCTTGAATTTTATTATAAGCTGGTACAATATCTTGAGTTGCAAGAGTTGTTTTCATCTTAGAGCGCTCTTTCCTTAAATCATCTGTGCTCTTGTATTTATCAGTTTTTTGCTTCATCTCGTGATCAAGTTTTTTTAGGTCATACATTCTATTTTTATGCATTTTCTCAAAGCTTAAAGGCTGATTTGGGTTAATTTCAAAGCCAATAACTTTGCCCATATCATCTTGAACTGGAATATATCCCGATTCTTTGACTTTAAGCATATTTGCTTGTCTAGCTTGCTCTTTTGCCTCAAATTTATTTTGCAAATTCATAGCCGATTGAGGGTCAATTTGAGCTAAGCTTGACAGAGCTCTGTCTTGGTCAAGCCTAGTTTTGCCATCTGGCCCAGTGACCATTGAGCTTTTAAGAGCTTGATTTACACCTTCTCTCTTAGCTTTTCGGTCTAGCATTTCCCTAAATGATGCCCCTTTTGTGTATGCATCTATCATGTTGGGCTGTCTTATGTTGTTGTAAATACTAGTATCTATTCCCATATTAAGCCTCAGCCATTGTTGCTAGAAACATTGATAAGACCTTTTTAAGATCAATCATTTTCTCGCCTAGTTTATTCTCAATAACTAATGTCTTGCCAAGCTCTGATTTTTCTAAATCTTGAGCCATCACGCCAATCCATTCACCTTGACCATGTTTTTCATTTTTGTATTTATAAGCATAAGGTTTAAGAAATCGCTTCATTTCAGCAAGTGATTCTTTTGTAATTTCTTTTATATCTGTTTTTAATCTGCTGTCTGAGAAAGCAACTCTTGAGAAGTTACTGCCCCCAACTTTGTCACGACCAGCATACATTCCATAAGCTGTCATTCCTGTTCCAACCATATTGCTAATATTATTACCCTGAGCTATTGCCGCAGCCCCAGTTGCATTTGCTGCCCCCATCATGTTTGAGCCAGCTTGATTTGCAAAATTTTGCCCAGCTGCCCCTGTTTGGTTTACTGAGTTTTGACCTATTCCAGCTATTGATGCAAGTCGATTCCATTTAGTATTTTGCTCATTTGTATGTCTAGCATAAGCATTGCCAAATTCATTTGAAGCATAATCTTGCCCGTATCTTGTTAGTTCTTTTAAGGTCCGGCCAGAGTTTAACATGCCTCTTGCTGCTGCTGAGCCTTCTAAGCTTTTACGCCCTTGCTCCATTCTGTATTGAGCTCCAGGGTCATTATTCATGTCGGCTGCTGTGAATTGTGAATCATTGAAATTATCAATATCATTTAAAGCACCAACACCAGCATCGCGCCATGGCTCTTGATCCGCTCTATTTTGCTCATATATTTCACGCTGTAAAGCTGTGCTCATACTAGCCGCGTCTCTTTGGCTATCTGCTGCTTTGCCCGTTGCATTTGCACCTGCTAAACCTGAAATCGCTGCTCCGCCCACTATTGCTGTTGCTACACCCGACATTTTTCCCCCATCTCTAAAGTAATTTTTACTGAATCTCTGTAATCAACTGTAATTTCTTCCCCGTCAAACCCGCCATGACAGCCTTTAATGGTTTTCAAAGCAACTAAATCAATTTCACCAACAATGCCCTTTTTCATAACTGCATTTGGATTTATTGAATGGTTTGTGAATCTGCCCGCAATTGTTCTTTTGCCAGCTATTCGTGCCGGGGCTAGGATTTCACCAACCTCTATGTTTGCCGTAGCAAAAAGGCCCTTCCCGTGAATGCTTGAGTTGCCACGTTTAAATTTGTAATTTCCATAAGGTAGTGGAGTCATGTCTAATTCATTAAGAGACTGACTTTCAACCAACTCCTCAGTAAATCCATACTCAGCAATAGCTTTCTTAAAATCCTCATTATCAATTTTGGCTTTTATGTTTTCAACTGATTCTGTAAACCCATCACTTTTAGTGAGATAAATAGATTCTAGTTTTTCAATATCTGTAATGTCAGTTGAATAAACATTGAGCCAAGTCACATCCTCATGAATGAACCCAATTTTGCGGCCCGGCTGACCTACAAATATCATTGGCGCTGTGAGCTCTTTGACCTCTCCATTATCCTCTAGAATACTGACTCGGCCCTTTAAAAATATGTTTAAGTGCTCAAAGTTTTGTGTATGGCCAATAGCAGTTGAGCCCGCTGGGATGCTGACCTCTCTAATATAAACACCAGGCCCAAATCTATGAATTACTGGGCAGTCTACTTGATCATGCTTAAGCATTTCCTTTTCAACTAAAGCAATTTTTTCCTCAGTGACAACTGTCAAATCATGATCAATGTTTTTAAGGAGGTCTAACATTATGAAGCCCCCAATTTAGAATAAACTGAAGTTTTCCCGCCAAGAATTTCAGCCCGCCAGATGATTCTTGAAAGCTGTGCTGTGCCTCCAATATTACTTGTTGTGTATTGTACTTGCCCAGTTGCTGTAATTGTTAAAACAACCCCAGTATTGTCTGGGACACCTGAGCCATATCTTGAAATGTTCCAAGTTGCTGCGGTTGGATTGTAAGAAATAATTAAAAAACCATGGTCAAGCAATTCAACGGCACTGCCCCCAGTTGTAACCCTCTGAATAAGCATATGTACTGTTGCTTTTGATACATGGCCCTTGTCAAAAATAAGCCCATCAACATTTGCAGCAACCGATGTATTATTTACTAGAGGAAAACTTTGCTCTTGCCCTAATGGTCTTAAGAGGTCTTGAACTGAAACAAAAAATTGCTCCCAAGGGTAGTTTAAGAGTCCAGTCTCTTTTAAAAAAGTATCTCTTAACGGTGCAAAAAGGGTTCGTTTAATTATAGCCATTAGTTGCCAAGCTCCTCAGCATCTAATTGAGCGTTGATGATTGTCACTGGCACTGGGTCAGTAATTTTAACCCTGAAAATACGCTCTCTAAAAGCGCCTAACCTATTCCATATTACTCTTTTTGCATATTTACCAATGGCCCCGAATGATTTCCAGATTTCATTTGACCATGTATGGCCCCCATCATCGGACCAATCAAGCATTACTTGAGGGTCAACACCTTGCCCAGTCACTAGGCCAACACCTGTCTCAATATCTAATTGAAATTTATTGCACTTCACTCTTTTATATCCTGAGCTTATATGTGGTGAGGTTCGCATTCTTAAAATCTCGTCACCCGCATCTGTATAAACATCATCTTTCATTATGTAAATCTTGTTTGATGTGCTCAAGTGGCTTGCTACAATGTGAAAGCCGCTTGTTGGGTCATAGGCATGAAACTCGTTTAAATGTCTATCTAAGGTACCAGCTGTGCTCAAATAAGCCCTTTCATGCCATAAGCCAGTAGATACGTCATAAACCCAAGACGCCTCAGAAAAATTTAAGACATAAAACTTGTGCCCCTTATCTTGATAAGTATAAGCACTTGCTGAGCTCATATCAGCATAGCCCCCCATGGCTTGCTCAATTGCAAATGTGCTCACTCTTTGGAAATTTACGCCACTTGTAGCATAAACAATCCCGCGCCCATTATTGGTCTGGCCTAACCAGAATATTGTATTATCAATTTTTGCAACACTGTACTGAGCTGCACAGCCAACCTCAATAAAGCCCCCTTGGATTCTTTCAAAAGGAAAATCAGCGTTCCCAGTGTTGTAATAAATCTCAGTTGATTTTTCATTGAATAAATAAAGGTTTCTTTGATTCACCATTGGAGTCAAAAGTAAATCGGGGTCACCCTCAGAGGATGCAAAGCTCAAATTATTAATATTAAATGACTGTAAATCTGAAACAAAGAATTTATTTGTCCCGCTTTTAGGAACTACAAAATAGCCATCAACCCAAACAACATGTTTAGCCTCTGGCACTGAGCCATAGCCAGCGCCAGATGTGCCAGTTGTCCCATAAGTGCCGTAAAAAGCTGGGTCAGTCGTTGTTGGGAAAGCATCAAAAACACTATCAGATGCTGAGCCTCCAGACGCTGAGGCTGCTTGTGGCACCACATAATAGGTTGGTATTAAAGTGTAGATAAGCTCAGGAGGTAATGAAGGGTAATTTATATCACTGTTTCTTAATTTAACATCTGTGCGGCTAGCTACTGCCCCAGTATTTATCCATTCAACTAATTCCTCAGTTGATAAATCTAAAGATGAGCCAGGGTTTTTTGTAACAGACAAAACTATGTATCCAGATGCGGCCAAAGTCCCGCCATTGCCCCTGAAGTCAATATAAATATTATCATCACCAAGACCCTCACCAGATAAATCAATCTCACCAGCTGTGGGTCTAATTACATAGCCAATATAATCGGCATAATCCTCTAAAACATCTATTTTTATATCTGTATAGGTGCCGACAGCCAAAGTTGCTTGGCCTTTTTCGCCATCGGCAAGCTCTGTCAAAGTATCTGGTGAGCCATCTAAATATAAATAATTCTGAGTGCCATCAACAAATATAGTTGAGGAGTCTGTGCCCTCTCCGATAAAAGACATTGATGCTGCTTTGACTTTGCCTGTTGAGGTCCTAAATGCAAAAGCAGCCCCGCCAGCCTCTCCGCCAGCCCCACAAAGGGTTGAGCTCCAAACACCAGTTGTTGCATTATAAGCAACTGTGTATAATTTCCCGCCAGAGGCTACAAAGATTCTACCTATGGAATCCCTATGCACCATTCTTATTGGCCCATCCCCAACTGTAATTACTGAAGCAAGACCTGGAGTTGATTTTAAATATACTTGTTGGCCTTCTTTGCCGTTACCAGATTCAATGACCTCAGGGTACAAATTAACGCATCTTTGAGCATCAACATTTGTTGAATCAAGTGTATAAGCGGGACCTATAAAACCTTGCAGCTTTGTATTCATCTACTCCCCAGATAACCAATTAAATGTTGATTCACCAACTAGAATTGAAATGTCACTTGTTGAAATTGGGTATTCTGTATTAAGCCTCATTACATTGGCTTTTGATTCTGCTGCAATTCTTTGGATTGTTGGGCTTGGCTCCATTCCATATTCTGGGGCCAACTCCATTGCAAGATTATAAGCAAGTAATCTATTATATCCGGCTGGCATATTGATGGCTATTGCAGCACTTGAAAATGATTGCACAACCTTCATTGAGTTTAAAATTATGCTGTTTGTTGTACTTGGCACATTGTAAACATAAATTTTTGCAAGAGGGTTTTCATAACTTACATATATGCTCTCAGGTTGCGTTGATTCTGTTAATTTATTTGTGATTTGTGCCCATTCATCAAGATTTAAGATTGAAATTGGTAATTCAAAAGCAGGGCTTGAGCTATTAACTTTTAGCCTTGCCCTGTTTATTTTAACAGGCCTTGCCGTATCAAAATCCCCGCCTGTGCCCATTGTGTAGATTTGCTGTGAGCCCACAAAAGGAAATGTTTCCTCATTGTCACCAAAGATAAAAAGAGACTCATTCGAAAATGATTCAATCATTTCATTAAGTGAGGTTAGGCCATCGGCTAGCTCATCACTTGATGGACCCTCACCACTTGAAATAACCCCAAGCTTTCTTAATGCGCTTTTTATAATATCGCCAGATGTCGCCATTCATTACCCTCAGGTTTAGCTAGATTTCTCTTTACTAACTACTTTCTTTTTCTTTGCGGGTTTTACCTCAGCTTTGACTGAGTTGGCGGGCTTTTCTACATCTTTACGGGTTTTTACAGATTTTTCAACTTTTTCTGGTCCTATGTCAGCCCATTCTTTTAATTGTGCATCATGTTGCTCTTTACTTCCTACAATCTTGTAGTTTTCAAAGTCAGCTGATGGCTTGCCATTTTTATAAATCATTTTTGGATATTCTATTTTGCTCATATTTTCCCCATGTTAAATAAGAATGGCCCAGCATAAGTGCTAGGCCATAATCTACTTTTAACTAATATTATCCCCAGATGCGAGTTGCAAGCTCAGGATAAACTGATTTCCATCCATATAAAACATCTATACGGCAAGGCATTCTATCCTCTGAAATGTCATAAGCTCGAACAATACGAACTGATAAACCAGAATCAGGGTCAGATGCGCGGGCAGCCATATCAACGCCGCCAGGTAAATCTAAATCAGCCATTCCCAAAACAAATGCATCTTTATGGAATGCTAAGTTTTGAGGATAAAGTAGCCCTGTTGTACCTAATACAGTAATTGCAGCATTATCAGCTGGAACTGAATCAATAGTTTTATAGGCACCAGTTGCTGTCATTGCAGGACTAATTGCAATAGTTGCAGCTCCTGAAGTATCAGCAATAGTTGTAGTCACAACAAATTGTTGTAATTGACCAGTGCTTTCTCTTGATTGAGGATTTACAGCATTAACACCAGCTATTGTAAAGACAGAGCCCTTAGTTAATGAAACAGCACCAGAGGCCCATCCATCAGTTATTAAACTAGAACCAGACTGAGCAGCACCATTAACTAATGGCGTACCTGAATGAGTAGCATTAGTATGCTGTCTAACATTTTGATCCATTCCAATTTTAAAACCACCAGCTAAACCCATAAGGCCTTTTTCATACTGATCTTTGATTTGTTCTTGAGATTGAAACAAACCTTTTAAAGAATCAGCCATAGAACCAGATGCAGCAGGGTTAAAACATATAGAACGCCCGTCAAGAGGAGCACCTGAGTTTGACAGCTTTGTCCCAGCATTAGTTAACATGCTAAATGCATTCGGAGTTGTTCCGGGTGTACCAACAGACTGATAAACGTCTTGATATAAAGACAATCCATCATAATCGATTTTGTTAGCAAGAGCACAAACCGCTGGTTTGATATATCTTTCACTAAAATTATCGATATCAAGAGCTAATTCTTTTGAAGTGAATCTAAAAGCAATGTGCTTTTGAGAATCAAGAGTCAGTGTTTCTTGAGTTTCAGTTACATCTTGATTTGAAAGCGTAGCTCCGTTAGATACAGAGAAACGAACTGGTTTACGAATGTTGATACTTTGACCGATTTTACCACCAGACTTGGCGAATTGATCATCATACTGACGATTAACATTTTTTGCAAAACCCAACTCATTTTTAAGAATGCGCAGGGCTTCCTTTGTAATGGTTGAGATAGTTAAATTTGTATTGCTCATTTTTAATCCTTTTTTAAGTTAGTTGTTGCGGGCTTTCCTTTCTTTGATTTGCTTATTTCTCATTTCCTCATATTCACTTTGACTCAAGTCATCGTCATGAATAGATTTAGCGTATCCCTTACCTTTAGTGCCCACTTTTTCTAAAGGTTTAGGCGCTTGAGATTTTTTAAGCACCTTCTTTGCTTGCTTAGGAGTGCTTTTTACGCCCTCCATTCGACCAAATGCCCGCTCAATCCCCACTCTAGAAAGCTGATTAACTCTCTTATATTCGTCGGGGTTTTTTGCAAGCTTATACATGAGCTCTGGGCCATTATCTGACTCTAATATCGCTCTCTGTAATTCTGGGGTTGCAATTATATCGTCCACATCCTCAATCACATCATTAAAATCCTCAACAGTTGCCGAAAAAGTTTTAACCTTATCTTGAAAGCCCTTAATCTCATTTACATGATCATCCTGTGCTTTCACTTTCTGGGTTTCAGCCTTATCTTTGGCATTGTTAAATTTATATTTAAAGTCTGTGAGCTCCTCTATGTAAGCGTCATAATCCTCAAAATCATCTGCAACTGGCCTCTTTAAGCCAAAATGCTCAGGTTTTGATTCATCCTCATTACTTGCTTTTTGCAGGCTTGCTGAAAGGTCTTGATTTGAATTGGTTTCACCTTGATTTCTAGCATCAAGTTTATGCTGTAGATTGCTTATCATGGCATCTCTGTCAGCAACTCTCTTATTCAGTTTATCAATTCTCTTTTTAAACCCACTTCTTTTTACAGGCTTTGGCTCCTCTAGCTCTTCTTTTTTTTCAGTCTCCTCATCACTTTCAGGCTCATCATCTGATTCATTTTCCTCAGTATCATCTGAGTTTTCATCATCATCTGGCTCACTTTCTTGCTCTGATTCCTCATCTTTAATTTTTTCTTGAGAGTCTGACTCCTCATTCTCATTTTCGCCATCATCTGACTCAGATTCATTTGCTGTTTCAGGCTCGATTTCACTAGATGCTACTATTGCAGCATCAGTTTCTACGCCCTCATTTGTTGTTACTGTAATTGACATTGTTGCCCCTCATAGATTGCACCCTGTTAAAGCTAACAGGTAAGCATTTGGTTAATATTCTAAACCCTCATATTCTTGTTGTGGCTGAGCTTGTATCATTTGCCCAACTGGAGCCCCTGCCCCTAATTGCTTAAGCCTTTCATTAACAATTTCAATTTCTTGCTTAAGTAATAGCTCACTGTTTTTGCCCTCAATTTTCACAAGCTCTGTTTTCATATCAGCTTGCACTTTCATTGCTGCAATTCTTTCATTGCTCTCAATTTTTAATATGTCTTTGTGCTGAATATCTTTGATTTGATTCAACTCATTAGATGCCATTTCAAGCTGCTGAGTCAGCTGCTGTATAGCCGCTTGAGCTTGAGGAGGCATTTGCTCATCTTGATCACTAACTAGCTCAGGTGCCATTGTACGCTTCAATCTCTTGGATATTTCTTGAGCCCCAGGCCAATCCATATTTTGCACCATTAAATCACCAGCAATATCCATAAATTTAGGGTTTGCACCAGCCATGCTAACCATTGAATCTCTTGCCTCTTGCCTCTTGGTTTCATAACTTGGGCCAGTTGCAACAACAACATCATATTTGCCGAATGTGAAATTATATGACCTTTTTTGATCTTTTAGCAATTCTGGTGAATTGATACGCATTAACTTTCTCTCATTATCCTCACCTAAAACTCTTACAATTCTTTCAGTATCATAAAGCTTTGGAATGATCTCAACCAAGATGCGGCCAGCGTGACGTATTGATTTGGCAAGGTTGTCAACAAAATGAAAGTTAGATGTTGCAGCTTGCTGATTTCTTCTCTGAATAGCAATTCCAGATGATTCATTTGATCTTTGACCTAATGATGCATCATATATTCCAGTTGTTGCCTTAATATCCTCATTGGCTTGCACTCTAGCATTTGTAATTGCCATAACTGGAGGCTCAAAAGAATTTCTCTGAGGAGGAGGAGCCATTTGGCCCTCATGAGTTGTCGGCTTATATTCTAAATAAGGATAATTCTTAGTATTAGCATTTTTCCATTTGTTTTCATGCCCTGTGAATTGACCCTCAGCCCCGATAAAAGGCGCTTTTGGTGCCAAAGTAATCGCCTCAGCCTCACTTGATGCCCAAAAATTTAAGATTCTTTGGGGATCTCGAGCGTGACGAATTACTGACTCTCTTACAACTTGCCCATCTATATTAAGACAATCACCATAAACTGGGATAATTGGAATATGTGAACCTGGCCATTCTGTTTCCTCTAAGATTTCATGAGCATTCATTTTAAGCCATTTAACAACTGCTGTCTTAGTCCAGCGCTCTTGCTCAACTTTTAATATTTCAGTTTCCTCAAATTTCTCTTGAGTTTCTTGGTCAATGACTTCCATTGGCACTGTATAAGTGCCATCCTCATTTTTGTCTGGTAATTCACTTTCTAGATAAGACTCCCCATCTGATAATTGAAGGAGCTTAACCCTTTTAAAATCTTTGTAGAAATATTCAGCAACTCTTACCTCGTCATCACTGCCCCAGCCATCCTCAAAACCGCCAGTTAAATCATTCCAATCTGCATGCTCAGCTAGCTTGCTTTCACCATATTCAGCCTTAAACTCATCTTTTGGCATTGAATCCCAAACAAAACCCCATTTTGCGTCAGAGCCATCTGGTAAAATAGAATACGGATCAATACCCGCTTTAAATTGGTTGTCAATGACCTCAATACTAGGCTCAAGATCAAAAGATTTTGGGTCTGTGTACTTGGTTGTAATTCTAAAGAATCCGAATGAGCTTCTAACAGCGCATTCAAAAGCTTTGTCATAAGCATATTCGGCATCTGATACGTTTTCAATATTTCTAATGACCCCCTGGAGCACATCGGCTGTCTCAATATCACCCTTATCATCAACTGGGCTCACTTGTATTCTAGGCCTATTTTGCTTTTGATCATTGGTCAGGTTTCTAACAAATTGAGGCATCTTATTTATTGTCAGAGTTGGCCTATTGTCTTGCCGTCTTGCTGCTTTGATATCATTTGGCCAATGATCGCCTTTAACAAACTTTAAATCTTTTATAGCCTCCTCTCTGATTTCCTTATTAGCCTCAGTTAACAGTTTAAATCTCTCTAGGGCTGTCTCTATAATTTCTGTGTCTCTTTTGTTTTTTTTCATTTCCAAATTACCTTATTAAAAAATATGTTTGTCAATACTAAACAAATTGCTCAGCCCAGCCAACTCTCAGAATGAGAATGATTATAAGTAACTATCTCTTCTTTTTGTGTCTCTTTCTTACTAACAGGATATGCAAAGCTTAATATAAGAGAGTCTGCTCTGTTTGGTGATGGCAACCCTCTTGCTTTCATTGCAATTTTAGACTCAATTTGTGTTTTGCCGTCACCTCTTGGAACCTTTTCAGGGCCAATTAATTCTTGTTGTAAAATAGGGTCATGAGGTATTGAACCACCTTCTTTTAACCAATTTTTTGCTTTAGTCCACATTTCAGCCCTTTTATTTATGCAACCTTGATCGCTTGATTTGCTTCCAAACCAAACAAGGGTCCACTTCCTATTCATATTCTTACCAGCTGAGAAAATCCCGGTGCCATACCCTGCATCGATCATGACCCCATCAGCTTGATGCTTATCCTCTAATTCTGCTAAATATGAAGCAACTTGCATATCATTGTCATTAAACGCCTCTGTATGTAGAATTTCAAATTTATTTCCCTGTCTTAGACTAAACACTAGTTCATCATCCCCAGACCATGCTGGGTCTAGTGTTAAAATCTTAGGTGCAAAGTCATATTGTTTTTCTGTTAATTCTCTGTGCCAAGCGTTATCAACATCCTCAGTTGAGATAAACTGCTTAAATGATTGGCTTGGGAATATGCCCCTAACTCTTACTTTTACAAAATCAGAATCAACCCCATGATCATCAACCCATTTTTGTATTTGTATTTTATTAGTGCCCTCAACGTCTCTTGAATCAACCTGCTGATTTGCCCACCTATGCTTAAACTTTCTAAAGCACTCTCTAAATCGGCCAGTGTTTCTTGTGGGGTTGCCAAATGCTACCCAAATAATCTCAGTTTCAGCATCTGTCAAAGCGCCCTCAGCGACTTCCCAAACTTTATCATCTATGGCTGAGGCCTCATCAAAGATTAAAATAATGCGCTTTTTCTTATTATGAAGCCCAGCAAAGGCCTCCGTATTGTTTCTAGACCATGGTACAGCATCAGCTCTCCATGTCTTTTCATGTAGCTTATCAGTTGCGAAAATTGAAGTTGCTGTTACCTTAAACCAATCAGAGTTGAGCCCAAGCCTAAACCATTTCCCAATCTCTGGCATTGTCTTTGTTCTAAGCTGATTCTCAGTGTTTGAAGTTAGGACAATTTTACAGTCCTCACAGGTTGATAATCCCCAATTGATCAACATCCCAATAGCAGCTGATTTTCCGATTCCATGGCCTGAAGCAACTGCATATAAAAAGGGCTCATGTCTTAAAGAGGGGTCTTGCAGATGATCGCCCAAAGAATTGAAAAATTTCTCTTGCCAATCTCTCAGCCCGGAAACCTCACTTAATTCAGTCTCTGGCTCATTCCAAGGAAAATTATAATAAGCAAAAGAAGTTGGGTCATGAGTGAATTTGCTTAAATCATCCACAATTATTAACTTCTCTTCTTGCTCCGCTTCAGTCATG